TTGAGATGTTAGAGGCGTTGATGGCGAGGGATTTAACGTGGATGCTGGATAGCTTCACGTTGCGTCCTCATTGGTGGATTTCGGGCAATAAAAAACCCGCCAGAGCGGGTCAAAGTTTATTAAATTGCGTTATATGGATGTTAGGATCTGCCTGCTCTCTCTGACTTTCTTGTATTTCATGTAGTAAAGCAGCATTCGGATTTGCAGCAATTTCAGCATCAGTTATTTTAGGTAAGTCGGCAGAGCCGGGGTTTAAATGAAACTTAAGACAAATCTTCACATTTTGTAAAATGTCTTTAGGAGACATTTTTTTGGGGAAAGCGAAAATTTCACTACCAAACTCGCGAAGGGTATGGGTTGTGCGAAGTGGAAAAACAGGATCGTAAACCTTCCAAGCGATAAACCACGCATCCGATTCTTCACCATTGCTAAAGTCGGTTTCCAGTGGAGGTTTCTTTTTCGACGTGCCTTTGTACTTCTCAGGATTGTTGATCCTATCGAGGAGATTCATGCTTTTGCCTAATATATAGAGATGTTTGGTCTTAATTTAACAATCTTAATTAACTTAACCAAGCCACTCTCTCAGCTTTAAGCTTATCAGCCAGCCCTTTGTTAAAGATGCTGCCGTCGTCATTCAGTAGCACAGGAATCTGACCACAGTAGCAGTGATATTTGTTACCGTTTATTGAATACCACTCCCTTACTTCCGCAACGGTTCTTACCCTTCCATGCCAGTATGCGTGTGTTTGTCGCGTTGTAGGCTTTAACGCTGAAAGATGAAGCAACCCGGTATTCAACCCTAGCCGGTCAGCGGCCCAATCCGTTTCGTTCCATTGAGCCTCCCGCAGCGCGCCAACCTGCTCAGTCTGAGCGATGGTCTTTGCCTTGGACATGCTCACATCGAGGCGCTTGCTGATCACACCGGCCGTCTCGCGCGGATTAACTCCCCGGGCAATCGCATCCATGATGATGGAAGCAAGGTCTGCCCTGGCGGCGTCCGATATCCCCTTCCAGTCGCTGAATGTCGACAAACGCGCAGCGGCAATCTGGTTCTGAATTGCAGGGCTGCTCAATACCTGAAGGAGGCTGGCCTGCGCCGCGAATACCGGCGACTGCTGCGACAGGTTATTGAAAGCCTCCTGCGCCCCGCGCTTCACCTCGGCGACGATATAATCCATGGCCCAGTGGCCCTGGTCGTCACTCTCAAGTAGGTATTCATCGAGAATACCCTGCACTGACTCCAGCAATTCAGCCAGTTGATCCGACGTCATGTCGTAAATGAACGTACCGCCGTTGACCTGGTAGAGCCGCATATCTTCGCCGTTATCGTGGCACAGGAAATGCCAGTTATGGCTGTTTACCTCACGCTCACGCCCGGTCAGGCGCAGGTCGAAAAGAGCTTTCAGCCCCCGCTTAATGCCGAGATACCGTTCCTCAATATCACGGTACATCGCGGTGACCTGCTTTGCCGATCGCGTCGGGTCAGTTTTGTTGCGCGGTACTACCGGCGTCCCGATTTTCGTCTTTTGTTCCGGCGTCATCGGAAAGAGGATCATCGGTCGTCACCTTTTTGTTGGGATCTGGAATTGGTACTTCTGGTCGAGGCTCAAGCTCGCCGACGGCACGGACCTCGTTCTCATCAACAGCCGGAGTACCGAAAGCCTGCTGTGTTTTCTGAGCTATGTCTGCCATGGTTGCCATATTGGCGAGCTTTTCTTTCTCACTCGGGGCAAGCAAATCAGACCAGGCCAGCGTAACTTCTCCTGATAATGGCGGGTCGATAATCCCGATTGTCCAGAAGCGCTCCAGGAGTCGGGTTATCACGTCTGACAGGAACCCCCAGCGACGTTCATTACAACGGTTTGCCCAGGCTGTCTTGTCCTCTTCAGACGCGAGGTTGCCCGTCTGCTTGCCGAACATAATGTTGAACGGGCACTGAATCGTGGAGGAAAACGAGTTGGCTGACACTGTCCAGCTTGGCGTTGGGTCTGCTGCAGCAACCGATAGCACCGAGGTTCTGCCTCCCTGAGTGACCAGGGCAGCGTCGGTGCCGCTATTGAGCTTATTTACCTTATCGTTCATGGCATCGCCGAGCTTGTCGTACCCAGCATCTTTCGCCTGCTTGATAAGCGCATCAATGCTGACCTTCTCGTCAAATTCGGTGGCCAGTTGGCGGCTGGCATTCTTCAGGAAACCTTCAGCGCTACCGCCTTTCGTTTTCTCGATGTCCAGCAGGTCGTTATAGCCCGCCTCAAGCAGCGGGATACCTGACAGGATATTCTCGTCCTCCGAACCCTCGCACAGCAAAATGATGCGATCCGGGTGGACCTGAACAGAGCGCGGGCTGCTGTAAGTAGCTTCGTCGCCGATTGGCTGCTCATTGAACTGGTAACTGACAGGCTGTCCGTAAGTTTCTGACCAGGTATCAATATCCAGATTACCCGGCTTAATCTGCGGTTCCCATGCAGGAATAAGCTTCACCAGCGCCTTGCTGCCGAGTTTTTTTACCACATCGACATCAACTGGCTGCCACCAGTCCCGGCTGTCGCGCACCTGAATAAGCAACGCTGAATAGCGACCAACCATATTCCGGCGATCGGCATCCTTAATTTTGGCCCAGTGCTTTTTCATCAGTTTGGTGACGGCCTTTTCCCAAGGCGTTGTAGCAGTAGACTCTTTGTCTTCATCACCATCGATGATGACTGGCCGATCAACCCAACAGCCATCAAGCAATTTATGGACCGCTGCAAAGCCGGTTGACCCACGGCGGTACTGCCGGTAGAAATTGTCGAAGGTGAGCGTTTCCGGGTAGCCGAACTCGTCCCATAACTTCGTGCGCTTCACGTTGCCATTGCGACCTGCATACAGCATGCGCTGCCGCGCAATCGCATCAGCAAGGGCGTTAACGAGGAATGATACCTCGCCTTTTTGTTCACTCACTGATGAGCTCCTTAGAAGAAGATGGCACCAACTTTCGCTGGTGAGTGCAGTACGCGGTACCGGGTGGCGTCGTAATCGTGGTCTTCCTGAGTGGTATCCACGTCATCAGGCTTTTTGTCGTCTCGAACCAGTATCGGTATACGGCTAATCCATCCGCGACAATGGTCCATAACGTAGAAGGCTGGCTTCTCTGGGGTACCTGATTCAGTTTTCTTGCCCTCGACAACCGCCTCCAGCATGTCAGCAAAGAGCGATGCACCGTTAATGCGTGAGCCAGGCTTCTTATCAGCAGGCAGCCACTTAACACCCTGCGCTTCCATTTTCTGCGCAATGGATAGCTCGTTGTCGCCGGTATTGAAGATTGCGCCGTCAGCCGGGCCAGGGATCACGCTGTTGCATATACCTGGCACGATGTGCATCTGCCCTTTTCCTTTGGTTTCTTCCGGCTCGTCGACTTCCTCGCCCACCAGCCGCTTATCAATCCACGCCACGCCCTTGGCGACGTTGGTGGACGACATATTCAGGCCTTTGTTCAGCTCGTCAGGAGGACAGCCATACCACTCGCCAATCAGGATTAGAGTGCCAGCAGGCGGGCAGAACGTTCGTCCGTCAGGTAGCTCTGCGGCGGTGCCGTCGGCACGCGCCCACCAGAGGTTGGAGAATGGCTTCGATTCGCCCCAGTCATGGGAGCGGTCGACTGTCCAGCTATCCGGTATGCAGAACGGCTTAATGACGTGCAGCGACTCATTCCATAGGTGGTCAAATCGCCCGCCACTGGTGACGTCCCAGGAGCCGTCAACCCATGCTTTGCGCCGGTTCGGGTCTTTGATGGCCATCAGCGTTGCGATGTACTGCGGGTCGAGATAGGGGTTCTCTTTGAACGAGCCGTGAATCGCAACGCGGGTAAGCGTCACATCTTCTTCCCGCTCGGTCTGTGGATTAAACACTTTTTGCGTTTCGCGGATGATGGTGCCGCGTGGGGCGGGTTCGATGAAGCGTTTCTTCACCCAGGTATGACCGATGCCGAACGGGTTGGTCGTGCTGAACGTTTCAAGGGGGATAGGCTTCAGCAAGCCACCATCCGCCAATGGGTAGTTTTCTGGCCGGAACGATGAACGCCGGCAGGAGAACATCATCTCGTAGAACTCCCCCGACTGCTGCTTGGTTAGCTCGTTAAAGCCGATGAACGGAAACTCCTGGCCGTGGTAGTCCCAGTAATCGCCTTCTTCTTTCCCGAAGCGAAACAGCAACTCTTCGCCGGTTGGCCACACCCAACGTAATTCACTGGCTGATGCCAGATAGCGCGCGCCGTCGTTAAACAGGCGGTACATACGCTTTGACTGCGTAATGATATCGGTGAGGTTTTTATACTCGGTATCGAATATTACGCCGCGCCAGAACGAGCCATAGCCCAGACCGACAAGGCGACGGAAGCGCGCCAGCTGCGCGGCAGTTTTACCCGGCCCGCGCGTTCCCTCGTAGAGAATTTCGTTACACGGGCAGCTCAGGGATAGAGATTGCGACCCCGGCAAAGGTTTCCAGACGGCTTTGTAATTCATCCACCAAGAACCTCGCTCTGCTGTTTCTGTGCTGCCGCTTCCCAACTGTCCACGTTGTCGCTGGTCGGTACCAGCATGACGTTGTGAGTGGCGTCCTTAACGGGCTCTTTCTCACCAATGTCATATGCCTGACGTTCAAGGCCCACAAGGTTTTTCATCGCGTCACTCAGCGCTTTCAGTGCTTTGACTCGTTCCGGCATGCTAATAATCGAGTGATAAATCTCGTTGAGCTTATCGCGTCCATTCTCGTCCGGTTCCAGCATCAGTTCGCCGAGCTTACGAAGAGAAGCTACGTCGGCACACTCAGCACCTAACTCATCAAACAATGCGTTGGTTATCTCCCTGGCCCGGCGGATATCACCGCGGTGCTCCATGCGTACCGTGGCAATAACCTCGGCAGTGGCCTCTATCAGTACGCGCTCAGAAAGCACTGTTTCGCTGCGTACCTGTTTGCGTACCTCTGCTTTGCGTACCAGATCGTCGGCGCGTTCTTTCACCTTTGCATTCAGATTGCGTGACCATTCATCACGTTTGGCACGCTTACGGATAGCGCCTTCGCTGATACCGTGTTGTGATGCTATCTCTCGGAGGGACATCACTCCGGCCCGGTACGCCGTCTCGATGGCCTCCCAGTCCGGTTTGCTCATTTGTTACTCCATTATTTCTTTACAGGATCTGAATTCACCCTCTGGCTGATGCCATGCTTTGCGATGAATGCGGATACCTTTTCGTAATCCGGTTCGCGGTGGGTCATTAGACAGAAAAGCATCAAAGTTTTGATATAGACCGGCAACCACCATCTGCTTTTTACTTCAACTGTCAGTGTGCGTATTGCCATGTTTAGCTCCGGTGTCTGTTACGCAATAAAAAGCCCCGCGTAAGCGAGGCCTAAGATGCTTATGTACGAAGGCTACTTCATCTTTGCGAGATGGCTGATAACCATATCCAAGCTTACGCGGTCCTGTCCATCCGAGTACCAAACATTAGGTTCTGGTTGATTGGCTTTATACAGGTCATCAATATTTAAGTTAATGTCAACTACTTTAAAATCTCCGACATCAGGATCAAACTTTGATGAAATTATCTGGCAGGAACCTTCAGGTACTTTTTTGTGGTAACCAAGATCATGACTCTTACAGTAAATTTCGTACTTAATGGTAGACCCATCAGCCGTTTTCGAAATGAAAGAGTGAATTAAGTGCTTCATGCAAACCCCATTCTTAATGTGAGTATTCACTCTAGCATTATCACAGGCACTCAGTGAATGCCTGCTGTAATGTCTGGGTTTCATTTCCTTGTTACAAGGGCTACCAAATCCCTGAAGTCCTGACACATGTCTAAGCGATGACCATGATCATCGACAAAGTTGTAACCTTTAAACAGCTCTACGATTTCCTCGGGACTTTTCCCATTCAAACGAGGAAACTGCTTTGATTCGTCAACCTGTTTCATCTTCAAATCTCCAATCAGTAGGTTATGACCAAGCCACTTCAACTCTGGAAATTGCATTCCACGGCAGTGGCATTTATCAATACTCTCGGGTCCCATCTACCGTGTACACGGCGCTGATGAGTGCGCCTTCAAAAGGCCAGTATTTTGATGCCCACATCAAAAAAGCTGGCTACCTCTATCGCAAAGTAGGATGAGTAATCTAAGCGAGGCTAGCCCTCGCTTTTTTATCTGAGGCACTGCTGCCGAATGTAATCCTGCAACCCGCCAATCATTTTTCCGCTGGTTTCGATTCGCTCTCTGAGGGTGAAATAATCCCGTTCAGCGGCGTCAGTAAGTCGGGGGCTGGCTGCATCATCCACGCTGGTGGAGCTGGTCGCTCCGTTCGCGGGACATCTGGCGGAGATTTGCAGCCGCTTACGCCCAGCAGCAACATCACGCTCAAGCTGATTAATGTTTTCCCGGACATCTGCCAACTCCTTCGTATATTTCGCATCGAGCGCCGCGACGTCGCGCTGGCGCACCTGCATGTCGGTGATCGTGTCGTTCGCCAGGCTGAGCGCATGCGTTTTCTCGTCGCGCTGCTTTTTGTACTCAATGGCGTTATCCCGGTACCGGTTGACCAGAAAGGCCAGAGCGCCAATCAGCACGAGCACCACCAGCGAAAGCCAGTATTTACGCAAGAGCTTTTCGATCATAACAATGCCGCCCGCGCACGGTTGTAACGCTGTCGACGGTCTTCAAGCCCGTTTTGTCCGCCGTTAATGATTTGCGTGACGCGGGCCAGGTCGCCGGAGTAAAGCAGACAACCGCTGGTGGCGTAAAACCATGCTGCCGAGCGTGCCGCGTTTCGGTCCTGCTCCAACATTTCCGGGCTGGTAACCAGATCGAGTTTTAGCGCGGTACCGCAGCGACGGTAATTATCCTGACCGGTGATCTGAATCAGGCCGCGACCGCGATATTTCCAGCCATCACCCGGCGCTTTGTTGCCCAGGCGTTTGCTGTACACCAGATTGGCGATGGCGCGCTGGCGTTCCAGTGGCAGCACCTTTTCATACGAGCGACGGCCCAGCGCGTTTGCCTGGTCTTGAGTGAGTCGCCCGGCGCGGACGAAATTCGCCAGGCCTGCAACGCTGTAGTTCATGCTCTCCACCAGCCGGGAGAAACTCACGGATTCATGCCCGGTCTGGGCGATAAACATCGCCTGGTCTGCTGGCGCGGTGATTCCGAATTCTTTCATCGCCGCATCGATGTGCGGAAACCAGCGCGCAGCTAATCCGGCGCTTATACCAGCCGCCAGCTGAAATTGTGATTGTTTCATTCCGGCCTCAGTACATGGAAAATACGCGCGACGTTGCCCCGGGCGCGGAACACGGCGGCGCAGATGATTAAGTTGATGGCGACCGTTGCCCAGTGGGTATGCAGATACGAATCGAACAGGTACCGGAACGGCACCGACGCATACGCCAGAATTATCAGGTAGGCCAGCCATGACGCCCACGGGTTGTGTCGCCCGCCTGGCTTACGGAACATCATCAGGCGCAGAACAATAGCGGCGCAGGCCACTACGTTGGTCAGCACCAGCGGATCGTTAGTTACCATTGGTCCCCCCTCTCCAGCGTGCCAGCAGCTTTAGCGGGTCCTGTTCACTGAAAAATGTCAGTGTCTTGATTGCCACAGCAGACAAAATCACAGCGCCGAGCGCGTCCAGTGGCTTGTCTGCGTAGCCGGTTATGCTCGCCAGCCACGAACCCACCAGCCCGGAGCCATAGACACCAGCGAAATACGAAACAACGAAATATGCAGAACGGCGGAAAATCGTCAGGTCGGCAGCGGTGGCCACATAGAAAACAGCTCCGGCAAACGCGCCGAACACAACGCCGTAATCCGTGCCGGTAAGCAGTCCATAAATGCTGGCGCCGGTCAGCGCGCTACCGGCGGCTGCGGTACCGGAAAAAGGTTCGGACATTACTCCCCCTCTTATGTGTGAATCCTCTCAGGAATGAGGGGAAATAAAAAAGGCCACCCGCAGGCAGCCTTTTAATTGATATCTTGATTAAACGAGGACGTTTAGCTATTGGAGTGTTATCGATAATGACTCATTGCAGCAACGATTGCTCGTTTATGAGATCTTAGCATTACTTCTGATAGTTCCACTGCCTGCAATATATTACGCAAACAGTAATCAACAACTCGACCTTTAAATACTTTCTGATAGTCTTCAATAATAAGCTCTCTGACTTCATTAATATCAAAGGCTTGGTGCGCTTCAATGCAGTTGACCACAGAATCCCACTCCAAGAAAGGGTGCTCTGATTCGGGCAAATCCACCTGACATTGTAAAAGGGCACTGCGGGATAAAATAAACTCATTAATTTCCGAGTTTATTAGAAGAATCAATAATGGTTCACAGCAGCAAACCACCATATATTTACATTTCTCGGGAGTAATAAAATCACAGTGCAGATAGAGCACGTCACCCACGGACAGATTATGCGACGCCGCAAAAGTTCGCCGAAATCGTTCAGGCAAAAAATCTCCAAATGTGGGCATGCTATCTTCCGTTGAAGAGATATGAAACTAACTTGTCTCCATCTTTACAACTTGAAGCTATAACTTCAAGGGGGATCTCTTCATTTTCATTCGCGGACTGCCATACCTCATCATGGCTGAGGTCACGAATCTGCCCAAAAGAAAGGGACCCAATTTTTTCAATGGCATAATCGATACACATAAGATCAGAGTCGCTGAAAACATCTTCATTAAATGCTCTGAGGGGTTCTACGCGATACTTACCGGGCTTCTCATAGACTCTTAAAGCCGATTTAATATCTTCCACCTCAATTCCGTTCGGTATGAAGCGACCTTTCCCTTGCGCAATTTTAATGATGTCGTACGTGTTTTCGGCGACCGGTCCGTCTTTCATGGCCTTGTACTCGTCACCAGTGATTAGACGTCCATAACGCTCAAGATGAGCACGATCAGCAAAGTATAAAATTTTCCCCACATGATAAAGGTCGGGATTAGGGGCTTTAGAGGCGACATACAGAATGGCCTCTAAAGCCTTTTCTGAATCAAATCGAATCTTAAGCATCTCGATATCCTTATTTCTATGTGGCTTTAGGATCGCAAAAAAAACAGCAATTCCTGTTATTAAAGTCAGTGTATAGCTAGCTATACACTTTAAGCAATCTCTTAATACGTGAGATGGCGTCATGATCGACGACGTTTAGAACGACGCTCTTTCACGATAGCTACTTGTTCGCTGCAATTACCTATAGGGTAATGGATTTTAGGTCCATGATTACACCTGTATATATATACAGTTTATTTTTGCTTTGAAATTCTCTATTAGAAAATAGCATTTTTTGCTAAAGCTTTTAAAGCTAATTATTTCACGTTGAATATTAAAGCGATTGGTAAATAAAAAAACCCGCTCTATAGCGGGTTTTAAACGTTGAACATACAATGCCCATCGTTGGGAAAATACTACCCATAATTTTTGAAAATGACAAGCATCATGCCCCCATTTTCGTTAAATATGTTGCTATCGTGTGACTTCTCTCAATTTTAGCTCTGCGTAGGTTTCTTCTTGCCAGCATTTCGTTACCAGCTTATTGATCACGTCGGCGTACCCGTTGTACCACTGGTAGTCTGTCATATTCGGTACCAGACGAGCTACCCGGGCGCGCGCCAGCGTGGTCGGGAGTCGACTGTAGCCTTTACCATTGCAGCGATCGCATATTTTCTGAACCGGCACCCCGTGTAAAAGGCTCCGCTTTTTATCGATTGCCGTTCCACGCCCTGAACAGTCGCGGCATGCGGTGCTAATCTTGCCCTTACCTGCGCAGTGCTTACAAAGCTCTTCAACCTCTTCCCTGCGTACTGTCGCTTCAATACCTTTCACTCCAGGGTGCTTGACCACTTCACGCATAATGCGAATCACTCCCTTCCCGTTGCAATGGTCGCACTCGCAGCTGCTGGCCGCTGAGCGGGCATAGTCGCTATATGCGAACTGGGCCAGGCAGCGAGCTATTTCGGCGCGCGCGGCGTCGCTCAGCTTATTCAATACCGGGTTTTTTAACGCCAGCGCGTAATTCATCAGCCCTTCGATAGCTGGTTGCGGATCCTGAATGCCCATCTTCGCCAGGAACAGGTTAAACCCTAACGGGGCCTCGGCCTGCACCATGCCCTGGGCAGCCATAACATCGGTAATGGATAGTGCATCACCACCAGTAGCTGGAGCTTCATCATTCAGCTTTGGGGATTTAGGCGAATAGTACTTCGGTAATGATTCCAGATTCATCCGGCAACCCTCATTGCTGTTTTAATGTAATTTCTCAATATGCGGTAATCCGTCACAACCGATCCGCGAAAGCGGTAAATTCTCAGGCGTTGCCAGCGGAGGTGGATAACGTCCATTTTGTAGTTTTCTCTGTTCACCATTTTCCCCCTCTCGTTTCGAACCAGTCCCGTACGTACACGAGCGCCAACAGGGCGGCCCAGCCAATCTGGTAATAATTTTCGGTAGTCATGCGGCCTCCTGCTGTTTTAGTACTTTGAGTTTTGCTCGGTACTCATCGCGGATCCGGATGTAGTCGTCGCGCTTCCATTTCCGTAATTCGTGCGGGCCCATCAGGGCATCAAAGCGGGCCTGGCCGATTTTGGCGATTAGCGCCGGACGGTAGGCCGTCAGGTTGCCGGAGAGGTGGTTATTGCATGGGGCACATTGGCGATGGCAATTGTCCTCATTGAAGCGCAGCTCCGGATTGGCACCGGTCGTACGGAAATGCCCTGACTCGATAGTGACCCAGGCACGATAGGCATCGAAAGATTTGCACAGGCTGATGCCGTTTGTTATGCGGCGACTGGCAACCTGATCCAGATATTGCTCAGCAGCATCCATCAGCGCGCTTTCGTTCCCGCCAAAGGCGGAAAGGTATCTGGCGTAACCGTTAACCAGCCTGCGTTCGTTGGAAGATATCGCGCCGCCGGTAGGTTCCCAGTAATCGAAGCCCAGATTGAGTAGCGCGAAGAATCGGCGGTGAAATGCCGGGTTGCGCACTTTTTTGAAATCGGCAACCAGAACAGCGCCGAGCTTACATTTTGAATGCAGAAAGTCGCTGGTCTCCACAGATGCGGGGATCAGGACTCCAGAGGATTGCTTCATGAGGTGTAACTGCGCCATGGTATTCTCCATAGCGCCGGTAATCAGCGTCAGTTGTTCAGGCTGACACTGTGATTATGCACAGGATTTTTGTATTTTCAAAGTCGATAAAAAAGAAAAAGCCCCGCTAATGCGAGGCTGTATTGGTTGCTGATTCAGACATCACTCACCGCCAGCAATTTCCACACGGCTTGGCCTGTCCTGCTTTGATATGGGCATTTCAAAACCTTGCCTTCACTCTCAAGTTCAGTGAGCGCCTTACGCAGTTCTGCGCATTTTCAGTTGATGCCGGGGAATTCCTTTTCCATTGCCAGGCGAATACTAAATGTAGCCATGCGGAATGCGTATCTCCCTCCTAATGCAATTTCTTCCTTCCTGGCGCACGCCTGCATGACCTGCATTATTTTTTCTTTCATATCCCTCATGCTGCTTGCTCCTTGACACCGCACATCTCCGGCAAGTTCGCCCTGACCAGTGCCTCCGCGAACGGCGGCGGTACCGCGTTACCGCAGCGCGCCACCTGCTTATCTTTCGCGTACCTCACCCCGCGATAGTCGCGGTCGATGATGTACCACTCAGGGAAGCCCTGCGCCCGGTATAGTTCGTGTGGTTGCAGCATGCGCATACCGATATCGATGATGCGGTAAGTGATGCCGTCAACGGTCACCAGCCCGTCGCAATCCTCACCGCAGTATTCCCGCAGGAACGCCAGCGTCTGCTGCGCGCGGTGCTCGTCATACCCGTCAGCTGCCAGCGTGGTTTTCACTTCTCCGACGTGCTGTCCACCAGCGGTGACGGTTGGCATAGGTTCATCTGTGCACTGCCCGTCCCGGCATGTACCACGCAACTTAACCAGATGCGAAGTGACAAGACCATGATGATCGGTGGTAGTGACCGTATGCGCTGGGGCATCCATCGCGGCGCCGGGCCCGGAATAGTTGCCGCCAAAGTGCTTAACGAGATTTGCCGCCACCAGCCCGAACTTACCACCGCCAGCGACCACAGTTCCCAGCGGCTTATGCAGGCCAGGCACGCGCGGTTCCTGCCCCGGGCGCTCGCCATATCCCATCTGAATAAGGGTCGGGGTAACCAGCTGCGATTTGCCGCCACCGCCCGCCGTGATAGTCGCGCTCGGCCCGCCAGCCCGGTGTCCGATGCTGGCACCGAACTGGCGGGCAATCACCGGCGCAACGACGCATGCTCGTGACTCTTTCAGGATGGTGTGCATAGGTTTATCCAGCGGACGCGGCTTTGCCTGGTACTCGCTACCGCCGCTACCCGCCAGAAATGGTGTTACCTTCGGTACCGCTATCGCATAGCCGTGAGTTTTAGTGATCGTCTGCAGCGGTTCCGACAGCGCCTGTCCCCGAAAACAGTCGTATTTGCCGCGTGTTGTGGTGTGATTGCACTTCACGATAAACGGCGAGGCGCTATCAATCACGAACCGTTGAATGCCCCGGGCAATACGTTTGAGCGTGTTTTCCGCCAGCGGCTTTTTGCGGTCAAAAATCGACTGCGTCGGGATTGACCAGTCGATACACTCCGCCGCGGTGCGCCATGGCGCCAGCTTGCCACCCTGCACAGCTGGCGTTTTCGGGTCGCCGTGTGTCGGCTCCGGCCAGGTCACCGGAACGCCGTCGCAGCGCATTACCATGAAGAACCGCTTCCGGATAGTCGGCGCGCCGAAATCACACGCCCGCAGCTCGCGGTAATCAACAGCATATCCGAGCCCGGCCACCAGCTGCTGCGCCTGCTCCCCATCGGCGGCAATGCCCAGGAACTCGCAGCACTCTGCCAGCGCCGGATGACCGGCAGGAACACCACAGGAAAGCATCCCGCAGAACGCCTCAAATGTTTCACCTGCGCGGGTCGGATCCGGGCGCATCTCTGCCGCCAGCAATGGTCCCCACGTTTTAAACTCTTCGACGTTCTCCAGCATCATCACGCGCGGCCGCACCGCCAGCGCCCAGCGAATAACGATCCACGCCAGACCGCGAATTTCTTTCTCCACTGGCTTTGAGCCCTTGGCCTTCGAGAAGTGGCGGCAATCCGGGCTAAACCATGCCAGCCCCACCGGGCGGCCTGCCGTCGCCGCCATCGGGTTTACATCAAACACCGATTCGCAGTAATGCAAAGTATCCGGGTGGTTCGTGGTGTGCATCGCCACGGCGTTCTCGTCGTGGTTAATGGCAATATCCACGCTGCGGCCGGTTGCCAGCTCAATACCGGTAGACGCCCCGCCGCCGCCGGCAAAATTATCAACGATGATTTCTCTCACGCGCATTTCTCCATGGCCGCGGCCAGCGAACAGGCAGCAGTGATGATCGCCGGTACCGGCATTTTTTCCAGCCACATGCGGTTGATGTGATGTTTCAGGCGGCGCTGGTGGTGCGCCGGGAGATCCCCGGCGACTTCAATCTGAGAAAAGACCATACCGACTTCATCTGGCCAGACCGTTTCCGGCACATCCACCAGCAGCAGGCTTTCCAGTTCGACGATACGATTGGTAGCGTACTGCATCAGGTGATCATGCTCTGCTCGCTCAGATACTCCATTCTTAACAAAACTAATCCAGTGCGTTTTGTCATTTTTCCCGGTACGTTGCCACACTGCTGGTTTTTCATCGGTAAGGGCCAGTATCTGGCTAACGGGGATCTGCACCTCACTCCATTTAAAAATCAAAACGCCGTGAGGCCGCAAAACGCGAAACGCCTCAGCGAAACCGGAGCGAAGGTCGTCTCGCCATGTGTCTTTGTTCAGCCTGCCGTACTTCTTACCCATCCAGGCATTTTCGCCGACGCGTTCAAGGTGAGGAGGGTCGAAAACGACAATCTGAAATGAATTGTCCGGGAACGGTAGCGCACGGAAATCGGCAATAATATCTGGCGAAATCACCAGGCTACGCCCGTCGCATAGTGTGTGCTCCTCAGCGCGAATATCGCAAAAGACGGCGCGCGGGTCGGTTTTGTCGAGCCAGAACATGCGTGAACCGCAACACATGTCTAAAATTGTTTGCTCGGACATATCCTTCACCCCTCCACCGTTACGCCGTTATCCGGCTGGTATTTTTCGAACCAGAACACAACCGGCGACGGCGTCACATGAATCTGACCAAATCGCTCCGCTGTGCGAAAATTTACGCTGTACTGTCTCGCCCGTTCGGCCTGCTCCGCTATCTGCGCGCGGAATAATTCAACGCTAAAGGTTGCTTTCAACAGGTTGCATGGCGCACACGCCGGGACCAGATTTTCCAGTGCATCGTTTTCTGGCCGCCAGTATTCCCCGGTCGCTATTGCTCGCCGGGTTCCGTTTGCGCGGCGTGTCCCGAATACCCACTTCCGCAAAGCCGCTTCAACGTGGTCAGCATGCCAGCCTTTTTCCGGCAGTTCACAGCCACAGTACGCGCACCGTCCGCCAAATTTCATGCGTAATTCTGTGCGCTGAGTTTTGGTCAGTTTCACACCGCACCTCCATTGCTGTTACCGCGCAGCAAATCGCCGCGACTAACAAAACGTGACGGCGACCAGTCGCAATACGTATCTGTCTCCGTGTGTCCGAAGATCGCTTTGCAGCGATGGATGTGTTGGCAATTTCCACACGTTACGCCTGTAGGCAGGCGCATTTTGTCGGGGTCAGTCGGGTCGTAGTTGAGATTTTTGTTAACGTTGCTCATGCTGTTTTCTCCCCGCGCAGTTGGGCGGCCCAATCGCTTAACGCCTGCTCTGCGTATTCGCCAGACAACCCATCCGGCGCAGGGATTGTGGCTGTGGCTAATTCGCTTTTAGCGTCAAGAATCATGCGAACCACGTCACCAACCTCTGCCAACGGCTTATCAACAAAGCCGTGGTTGTAGGCAGCAGCGAGGCGACTGGCTGCAAAGTTAATACCCTCCATACACGCCTGTGACCGCACTTCAGCCAGGAAGGAGTCGGTGACCGGGGTTTTGATTTCTCGGTTTACAATCACATTTCTTACCCCGATAGAAACGCCACGACTGGTCATCTGGTGGGGTTCGACCACGCCGTTTTTTGTCGATTCTTTCAGGGTCAGATTTTCCGACGCCATCGCCGTAAGGTCAGATTTAAGCTGCTCGATCACGCTGACCACATCATCAACGCTGTCTGCCCCGGTAGCCTGACGCATGGACGTTTCCCACTCGATTTCTGCCTTCATGGCGGTTGCACGTTCTGCGCAGGCCGTACGCGCCGCTGCAAGGGCGCCGCCCAGACGCCCCGCCAACTCTGTCAGCATCTGCGCCGTCTGCGCGCTTTCATACTTTGCGGCCACGTAGGTGGCGCGTATCAACTGTTCATTCGTCATATTTTTCATGCGCGGGCACTCCCGAAGATTTTATGGATCTGATAGCCCTGCCAGTTCTGACGGCATACTGACACTACCGACGGCGCAGCAGGTTTTGATTTCTTAGCCCTGGGTGAGCTAATTTTTGCCTGCCAGCGCTGAACAAGTCGGTATTCAGGGTGTGCTGGTTTACCAATGTTCTTCACGATGCCAAGACGAACCAGCCGACCCAGAATTGCGTGGGTGTGTTTGTTGGTCCAACCGAGCTGTCGTTCCAGCCGACGTGGCGTGGCGGTTTTCTCCTGATCGAGAAAGGTGATTATTGCAATCTGATCTTTGCTGCGCATGGTTAAACCCTCCCGCCTTTAAGCCCGAACTTCGCCCGGATTTCCTGAATTTTCGCCATCCCCTGCTCGCGCGTAACAGGTTTGCTGCCCAGCACCGGCAGACGCGCAACAGGCTCAGGAATCACTTCACCAGCGCGAATGCGTTTCACCATTTTTGCCAGCTCTTCACCGGCTTTGCGGTTAAGCTCCATGTCCGTGAGCCCGTATGAGCGCATCTGCTGGTACAGGGTGGTAACCAGCCAGTAGCTGGCGCGGTATTTCACGGTGCGCGGGGTGATGTCGTTGTCAGGCCATGGATACGACTCGGCATCGCTGTAACGGCTGCGGTTGCGGCAGTATTCGTAAACCAGCTTTACCAGCTCGTTCTGGTCAGGCAGGCCCACGGCGGTGCTTTCCTCGGCGCGGCACCATGCCACGAACTGACCAGGCGACGGCAGGAACGGCTTCTCCTGGCGGCGGGCAACGCGCATTCCGGCATCCACCTGCGCCATGTTGACGATCCC